TAGTCCCTTCCATTTCGACAAGACTATTCGCCCCGCCGATAATTCCGCCGCCGTCTAACGGATTTGAAACTCTGCCCGCTTCGATCAGCTGAAGTTTCAACGTGTAAGGAATATCAGACTTGGGAACTCTACGCCGAAATAAACAAAAACAATCACCGTCTACAAGCTCATTGATATAAGCTATCCGCTGAAGTTCGTAGAAATTATTTCTGCCATAAAAATCACAGCTGAGACTATTCGCCCAAAGCTCAAACTCGGACTTGGTTTTCCTGTTCCAAGCCTTTGCCTCGTCGTCAGAAATGCCCAATAGTTCACCGTTGACGGCAGGAAATAATTTCAGTCCCGCATTTATTACGCCCGTCGCCTGAGTTTTTATCGCCGCCGCTCCTATCGGACTTAACGCCAACGTTGCCGCACGGTCTCTTAGCGTCGATAAATTTGCGTCTATGTCAGATTTAGCCGAATAATGCGACGGCAACCAAGATTTTAGCGTTTTCTTGGTAAGAGATGCACCTTCATCGCTATAGCCTGAATTTTTTACGACCTTTAAAGGCTTGTCGCGGAATTTTGATTTTCGACCCATAAATTTCTCCTTGAATTTAGAAAGATTTTTTTTTTATAATCGCAAAAAGGAGTGATGATTATGTATGCTATCGCTTTTGACTTGAAGATTGACGACCTCAAAAGAGAATACGGCGACCCGTATAATCGAGCTTATGACGAAATCAGACAGGAACTTGAAAGTCTAGGTTTCGAGTGGACTCAAGGTAGCGTTTATATCAGCAAAAGCACTGAAAACACTTTAACGACCGTCTACAAAGCAATAACAAAACTTTCAAATATCGGCTGGTTTAAAAAAAGTGTTCATGATATTCGAGCCTTTAAAGTTGAAGATTGGTCTGATTTTACCGAAATTGTTAAATCCTAAAAAATTTTAGCCTCGTTAATGCGGGGCTTTTTTATTCTATAAAAACAACTCGCCGCGTCCTGCCGTTTACTGTCTTTTCATCTTCTAACGTAACGCCGCTGTCTATCAAATCTTGTATCACTTTTCGCACTGTGTTGAGGTCTGCACGAGTATAAATTCGCCCGCCTATTGAATACGACTGATTTATCAAAATTTTTTTCTCGCACTCAAGATATTGTTTCAACCTCTCACGCTGAACATCTCGCATTATCATATTATCACCTGAATAAAAAAACTCCCTTATTCAAGAGAGTTGACATTTTTATCATGCTTCAGAAATTTCATAAAGTAATTTTTTGGCAAGCGGTTTTACTTCCGCGTCATCGTCTTTTAAAACCGTGAAAATTTTTTTGTTCTTGGGATTAAACCAAACTTCATGCAATCGATTTTCTTTCTTGAGTTGCTCATCAATATCAACCGCAATTAACGTTACTATTTCGCCTTTCTCTACACCGGGATAAGTAATTGACCCGCCGTCAAATTCATTATTATACTCAAAAGGGTCTTCAAACTTTATAAAAAATTCTCCCAGTGCGTCCTCTGCATTTTTCAACGCTTCAAAAAGTGTTTCGCCTTGAGTAACAACGCCTTCAACCGTAGGAAAAAACACTGTATAACCATTATTATATTCTTGATGTACGACCGCAGGATATACAAATTTCATAAAATTCCCTCCCGTTTATCACTTCTTCTTTTTGGGAACGCCTGCAGATTCGCGAATAGATTTTTCTGTACCTTTCGGAACTTCTTCATTGTCATGATGACCAACCGAAAAAGTCTCACCCGTTATAGGACTGTACCAATGCTGATGCTTACTGTCTTTCACTTTGTAGCAACCCGCTTTCTTCAATTCGCGTTTCAACTCTGAAAACTTCGGCAATTCTCAAACCTCCTTGATAAAGGCTATTATACAAAAATAATTTCATTACTTCAAGACAAAATTACCAAATTTCCATAGACTTTGACGCATTGACCGACTTTTTATTTGCCTGAACTTTTTTCTCCGGCTGATAAACCGCCTGATTTATTAGTGCCGCCTGTTTCTCCCAGTTCACATTCTACGCTGTCATAGCCTCGACTGACAAAAAATTTATCGTCTTTTGGGAAATGCATATATAAATCGCCCGGCTCTTTTATGCCCAGCCGTGAAAATATTTCTTGCTTGCCGTCATTTACTCCCAATAACGTCAATACTACCGCCGAATTTCGCGGCTTGCCGTACCCTTTTATCAATGGAAGTCCCGCCGCTCCTATGCCTTTTATCGGAAATCTGCCTTTGTGCATCCGAGTCGAGCAATAATCATATACCCGCCGCGTGAAAAATCCGCTGTCTACAAAGGTTCTTGCCACTTTCAACGCTTGCCCGTTTGCAAAATGATATTCGCGGTCTAAAACTTCATCGAGTGCCAGCCAGCTTTCAGGATTCGCAGGGGACAGAGGAATTATCCCGCGTACTATTCCCCAGCGTTCTTCACCCATACCCCAGCCAGCTATCTCATATTCAAGCCGATTCTGCTGTACGTCTACTGCTCCCGTCAACAACAAAACGCCTTGAGGAAGTTCCGCCGGATATTCTTCACGCCGATTCAAAAATTCATTCTCGTCATCATATTCGCCGCGTAACTCATAACTCAGCCCAAATCGCGTATTATAAACAACTTTTTCGCGTGCAGGATTGCCTTTAGCTTCAAACCACTCCCGCATTATGTCCTTCCAAGAAAGCCACGGTGAACTAAACGCATTGAGCCAAAAACTTCTTATGCCGTTCTGCAAAGCGTCAGGATTTTGGGCAACATATTTCGCAGGTGAATTTTTTATTTGAACTTCGTCAAAGTCCATTCCGCAATCGGGACACTGCCAACGAACCGTCTTCACTATCACGGTCTTATTTCCCGCGTCGTCTCGTATTTCGTTATGCTCCGTCAACATCTGCCGAAAGTCCAGCCTGTGATATTCGCCGCAATTTGGACACTGATGCCGCCATTCCTCCTGTGTCCCTGCCTTATATTCGACTTCGATTCTGCTTGCTCCCGCCGTCGTAGGAGTCGAAAACAAGCCCAGAATATAATTCCAAAACGTAGACATACGCTTTTCAGCCAACGAAACGGGATCACCTTCAGAGCCTGCAGATTCGGGGAACCTGTCAACTTCGTCACAAAGCAAAATCCTTATCGGACGGCTTGCCAATCCTGCAGGTGAATTTGCCCCGCACATTACAAGCCTTCCGCCGCTGAAAAACTTTGACAAAATAGTTTGCTCCGATGTTCGAGTTTTTGAAGTCTCGCTCTTGCCGTAAAAAATTTTCTTTAGAACTTTTGTATCGTTTATCATCGGCGTTATTCTGCTTTTGGAAAAATCCGTCGCAAGTTCTACCGTCGGCTGAATCATCATCATCAAGCACGGGTCTATATGTGCAAAACGTCCGATAACATTATTCATAATATCGGACTTGCCTATCTGTGAACTTGTCATAACTATCACGCGGTGCAGATCGCTCTGTGTAAAGGCATTCATTATCTCCCGCTGATATTCTGCCCGTGACGTTTTCCATTTGCCCGGCTCTGCATTTCCTTCAGATATTACGCGATATTTATCTGCCCACTGCGACACACTGATTTTTTGTATCGGTTTTAATCCTGTGGACAAAACTTTTTTCAGTAATTGCCTTTTCGTTTTCATGATGTTTACAAACTTTTTCTTTGCAGACCCAAAGAAAAAGTTACAAAAAGAAAGGGTCTTAACGCCCGCGTGCCGCCCTTCCCGCTCTCCTAAACGTTATCTTTTGGGCAATCTGCGTTAGCCCGTCGAGTGGAGGTTTCGGCGGCTTGTCGGAATAACGCGGGCGAATGTTTGTCAAATTATTTTTCTCTAAACTTAGCAAATTTCTAAAACAAAAAAATTCTATCATTTGTCCCGCCACATAGCGTAAGCCCGCCTACGACAGCGTTTGACGAATAATAACTTCAGCAATAAGCAAAAGTTAAATCGTACGGAATAGTTGATAAGTTTTTCCTCTATTTCCTTCGTCAGCACGTCATATATCTCACTGCGACTTTTCCCCTCAAGCTGTACCGCAAATTTCGACGGCAACCCCAGCAAATGACTTCTCAGCGTCGTCAACATCTCTATAAACGCCATTTCTACCGTCGACGCATCATATACTGCTGCCTCTGCCTTCTTATATTTCAGCTCCGCCATCTGCCTCTTTGCTTTCTCATGCAGTCCGCGTTCCTTCCAAAAATTAGCGTCGCTGTTTGAGCCGTCAGTGTTTGAACCGCTCTTTCTCGACTCGATAACATCTTTCAGGCTCTGTATCAAAAGCACACCGCCAGATTTATCAGCCGGATTTCTATGAACTATTCCCTCTTCGATCAGCTGATTCACTCTCGGAATTGACACACCGATTATCTGTGCAAATAGCGTCTGTGTTACCGTCCACGCCTTAAAATTTCCCGTGACTTTTTTTATGTCTTCTATCATTATTTTATAGACTTCCTTCAAAATCCCCGTCATTCTGCCACTTTAAGGCGAAAATTTTTTCTGCACCTAGACAAATCGCGGGGGTCGCTTTCGCCCCGCATATCCTTCATCGGCACAGTACCTTTTCTACAAAAAAATTGCGACTGCAAAAATTTTTCACAGCCGCACTGT